AAACTAAAAGGGGTCTTGTGCGAGATGATGTTGTAAAACCAGGAGTCATTTGAGAGCGGTCTTTTAAATCATACCCTTTAGTTAATTGTGTTGTTGCATCTGTAACGCCGTCGTGTTTATATGTATAATATAAGTTTCTATAATTTCTATCTATTGCTGGTTGTAATGCTGCCCAACCTACATTGGCATTTTCAACAACTAATAATGCTTCATTGTATTCTGTAGCAACATTTACTAACATGTTACCAAATTCTTTTGTTCCAGCTTGTCCTTTGTATTCTGCAACTTGTGTAACAGTTTCAACATCTATTATTTGAAAAGTTGAATAATCTCCACCATCTCCACGAGCTACATCGGCAACAACCATATAATCTCTTGAATAATCAGGATACTCCCATATCCAATATTCTCCATTAGGACCTCTTTGTTCTACTGGATCTTGACATACAGTTTCTTTATACCATTGTAATAACTCAGATGGTACAACAGAATTACCTGAAGATAGGAAATCACAATCGCATTCTTGTGCTGCCATCTTTGGACCTAGTAATTCGTCTTGATCTTGTCTCCAAGTTTCATCTCTATCTGGATGTACTGACCAATGCAATCTTATCGTATTGAATTTGTTTTCATTATTTTCAGCTTTAACCCAAGTTTTATGAAACCAGTTACCCATACCATTTGGTGTTGATAATGCTATACATTTACCACCAGTTGCAAGTGTTTGTTGTGATGATGCCCATATATCATCTATATGGTCAATAAATGCTGCTTCATCCATTACTAATAAAGATAGTGCTTCAGAACGACCAGCTTCTGGAGATGAAGATATGGCTTTAATTTGAGAACCATTACTTAATCTCAAAGAAAGTTTATTGTCTTCTACTACTCCACCCTTTAACCAAGAAGGTAAATATTGGTGCATCACTCTAACTTTTGTTACTAAGTTTTTTGCTACATCTTGCTTTGTTGCAATTACCAATGCGTTAAAGTCTTCATTAAATAACATGCACCATAAAGCATATCCAGCAGTTAAAGTTGATATACCTAATTGTCTTGATTTAAGTATTATATTATAATCGCTTTCTGCTATTATATCCAAAGACTTTTCTTGGAAAGGATATAAATCAAATAATATCTTTCCTCTATTTGGATGTTGAATATAAGAATATTTTCTCATAAAGTGCGTTGGGTTAGTAGCACACTTTTTATATTCTGCTGCTATAATTTGTTTAAGGTTTTGACTCATAACTATTTTTTACGTTTTTCGAATGAACGTCCTCCAAAATAAGCACCTATTACTGTGATTAAAACTAATTGTAAAAGATCAGTCCATTTTTCTTCTACCTCAAATGCAATAGTTCCTGCATCTATAAATATCATTAATACTGTACATACAACTAAAAATATTAATACCAATGGTCTTACATTTTTAGATAACCATGAATCAGAATTCATATCAGATTTCCATCTATCTGTAATATTCTGTTCCATTTTAGTTTCGTAATCTGAAATTAATTGTTTCATTTTACGTTTAGCTTCTAGCTTTTCTTCTTTGCTTGTTGTAAGATTATCAAGTACACCACCAACTGATTCTACCAGTTCTCCAGCTCCACCTGAAAATAATTTTCCTAATCCTAGTCCCATAACTTATTCTCCTTTTTGTTTTCTAAATTTCATTATCTTATCTTTTTTCTTGTCTAAATAATAAGATGCATTTTCATCTAAATCAACAGGCTCTTGCATTAAAGCTGCATTAAAATCTGATTCTGCTTTCTTTACAATTTTATGCATTTTAATTAAAGCTTGTTTTAATTGTTCCCTTTTCTTAGGGTTCTTTTCTGCTACAAAGGCTTTTCTTAATTTTTGCTGCTTTAATTGAACGTCTTGATAAGCTTCAATTGCTTTCTTAAAACCCTTTGTCATTGAAGCTTCAATGATTCTTTCCATCTCTTCGTTTATTATTTCTTTTATCTTTTTAGAGTTTTTCATTTTTTAGCTCCATTATCTTTTTAATTTCTTTGTCAAATAATTTTTGTAATTCTTCTTTTGTTTGACCTGTTCCCCAATCTTCTATATCGCCGTGTTCTGAAATCATAGTTTTAGATTCTCTTTGATTTAAGAAATCGCTATACTCTTCTTTAATTTCTTTTAACCAAGAATCAAAGTTTTTTGACTTTACAGATTTAACATATTCTAACCAATGCTCTTTACCCTTCTTTTTTATATTCGTTTCGAAATCTGCTAAGCAATCCATACAAAATTTAAAATGTGAATATGCAAATTTATCTGTTATATGTCTCATTCTTTTATTACAATTAGGGCAACATAAAGGTACAGCATTTTCTTTTCTTGCTTTATCAAGTTTATTTACAGTTTGTTTTAAACCATTTTGTATTGTCCAAGTTTTACCTCTTTCTTCCCAGACATCGCCTTCTTTTCTAATAATTCTTTTAGTTGTATACCCACTTCTTATTTTAGACTTAGCATGAATGTTACCTGTAGCAAGGTTTCTCATTCTTTGAACTTTTGATTCACTAATAGATTTTCTCATTATAATAACTCCCTTGCATGTTTTAACCATTTAACAGCAATTTTATTTTTTGGTTGTTTATTTAAAAACTTGTTTATCTTTGATCTAACTCCATTAGGTAAATTGTTTGTTTCTTTACCTTCTGTAGATACTTCTGAAAAATTAGATCCAAACATAGATTTATAAGTTTTTAAATTGTCCATAACTGATTGCCAAGATCTTTCTACTACTTTATCTAGCAATGTTCTTTCTTTTCTAGCTCTGTTTCTTTCTAAAGCAGTTTCCAAAGAAGTAGATACAAATATCATATAACAATCGTATCCCAATTCTTCTATCATTGCTTTCTTTTTTCCAAGAGCATTTGATGATGCTCCTGTACCATCTATTATAATACCCAGTTTACTATCTACATAAAGTTGCAATTGTTTCTTTGCTACCTTTACAGCTTTAGCCATAAGCTTACCAGCTTGAGATCTTTGAGCATCATCCATGTCATTTTCCGATGGTGGTATTTTATTTTTAGCTTTTAAATATTCATAAGCTTGATCTGAGTTTATTACTTTTAATCCTGCTCTTGTTAAATTAGATTGTATCTTTGATTTTTCTGGTATTCCGAATAATTTATTAATAACAGTTGATTTACCAGACCCAGGACCACCAGCTAAGAAAATAGCTTTAAATGCGTATTTATTTTTAACTGCTTCATTTAATTGATCTTTTATTTTTTCACCATCAGGAGTTTTTGAAGGAATCTCTTCTTTATCTAAAAAGTCTATAAACTCATACCCTATAACTAATGCAATATCTTTTATTCTTTTACTCCATCTTTTATAAGCTTGTGTACCTTTGTAATCTTTATTCGTTGCTGTTGTTACACCTGGTATTCCTGCTGGATAATAAGAAGGGATGTTGTCATTTACTCTGCCTTGCATTGGTTCTTCATTAGACAAAAGATAATCTACAACTTGCATTCCAAGTTTCTTAGCCATCATATCATTGTCTTTTTTATATGAAGCATTATTTGTATACCACGTTGTAGGTCCGTCGTCTACATCACCAGTTGCAGAAGTTGAAGTTGCACTGGCTTCTAGAATTCTTTTGACATTACCCGATACTATAAATTCTTCAACAGTATCAACATCAACGTGATCATACATTATATTTTTAGCTAACCAATTTGCTAGTTTCATATTTTCTTTCTTAGCTCCAATTCTTTTTTAATCCATTTCTTTGCAATAGGATTTTTAATTGGTTTAATTACAAATGAATTAGCAGCTTTTTTAACTACTCTTGAAAATTCTTTATATTCTGAATTATCAACAATTAACATATTACTTGCTCCAAATAGAGTTTGAAATTTTCCCATGTTATTTTGTACTGCTTGCCAAGATTTTTTAACCATATCTTCTGGTAACTTTCTTGGTCTTTTATTATTTCTTTCTAAAGCAACATCTAAGTCTGTATTTACAAATATCATATAACAATCGTATCCATGTTTTTGTAATTGCTTTTTCATGTTTGCAATTTTATCGTAATTCTTACCTGTACCATCTATTAACATACCAAGCTTTCCATTTATATAACCGTGCATTCTTTTTACAGTTACACGTTTTGCTTGATTTCTTAATTCCATTGCTTTTGCATATTCATCTGGGTTTAATGATTTTACATCGTGAGATAAACCAGCTTGATCTAAATACGTTTCAAATGCTGAATCTGAATTTACCCCTTTAAGGC